GCTCTTGCAGCAGCTGATGTCGTTCCAGTGATTGCTGTCAAAAAAGGAACTATGATTCTTAATGCAGGTATGGAAGTTGATACAGCTTCTGACGGTTCTACATTAACTCTAGATCTAGGAACAGGCGTAGATGCTGATTGTTTTGTAGATGGATTTGATGGAACATCTGCAGCAGGAGTTGTTACTCAAAACCCTGCGGCTTTCCAACCATTAATGGCTGTAGCTGATGACAACATTGACCTGACAATTGCAACATTGTCTGGTGGTGCTGTTACTACAGGCAAGATCCGAATTTGGGCATGGATGATGGATTGCACAGATATAGGTAATGACGGTACTGCTAATGAAGTAGATCGTGATGCACTTGCATAACTAACTTAAGGGGCAGGGCAACTTGCCCCTTTAAGCTTATCTAAGGGATTTTTTCATGGCAACTTATATAACATTAGTAAATCAGCTTCTTGTTCGTCTAAACGAAGTAACGTTAGACACTGCAGGGGATGGCTTTGTTTCAGTACGTAATGTTCAAGCACTTGCTAAAGATGCTATTAATAACTCCATTAGAAATATAGTTCAAACAGGACAAGAGTTTCCTTTCTTAAAAACAACAAATACACAAACACTAACAGCAGGTACTAGGCAATATGCTTTTCCTGCTGATTTTGCTTCTGTAGATTGGGATACCTTTTATATAAAGAAATTAGGATCTGCAGGTAATACACCTAGCTTTCTTCCTACAATATCTTTTGAAGAGTATACTCAAAGGTTTCGTGGGTTAGATGATGAAGGTGACTCTGGTTCTGGGATATCAGCACCACAACGTGTCTATCAAACACTAGAAGCAAAGTTTGGTGTTACACCTGTGCCAAACGATAGTTACGTAATAGAATATGTGTACTTTTCATTCCCATCAGATCTTACAGCTTTTAATGACACATCTGTAATACCTGATAGATTTAATCATGTACTTATTGATGGTGCTATGATGTATATGATGAGGTTTAGATCTAATGATCAAAGTGCTGCAATACATCAACAAAACTTTGAAAATGGTATAAGATCTATGAGACGAGTGCTTATGGATGATCCACTTGATGTTAGATCAACAGTAATACAGAGAAACAAATCATTTAGTAACACTATTAGCAGTATTGTATAATGGCCGAAAATCTAGCTTCTTTCAAAGTCTTTTGTCAAGGTGGACTTAATACTAGTAGGGATGTGTTATCTCAAGGTGAGACACAACCTGGATCTGCTATATCTTTGATCAACTATGAACCTGCTGTTACTGGTGGTTACAGAAAGATGAGTGGCTTTGCTAACGACTACGGAACAGTTACAGGCACAGGAAGTGTATTAGGTGTTTGTGTAGCTAACGGCATTAACGATGGTATACTAGCTTGCCGTACACCCTCTAGTGGTAATAACTACTTACACAAATGGAATAACTCTACTTCAGCTTGGGATGCTGTAACTACTTCAGGTTCACCTACAATGGTAGGGGTAACTAAGGTTAGATTTTCTAGGTATAATTTTGCTAGCCCTAAAGTTATTTTAACAGACGGTATAAATCCTGCAGCTACTTATGACGGTAGTACTTATACTCAGATTACTCATGCTGATGCTCCAACAGACCCTAAGTATTCTGCTGTATTTCAAAACCATATGTTTTTAGCAGGTGATCCTGCAGAAACAACAAACCTATACTTTAGTGCTCCATACGCAGAAACAGACTTTAGTGCAGCAAATGGATCAGGCGTAATAAATGTAGGTTTCCCTGTCGTAGCAATAAAGCCCTTTAGAGATGCGTTATACATTTTTGGTAGCAATAACATCCGTAAACTTATTGGTAATAATATATCTAACTTTGTTTTAGAAACAGTTACTGATGATTTAGGATGCCTAGCTACAGACAGCGTTATAGAAATAGGTGGTGACTTACTCTTCTTATCACAGGATGGTTTACGTCCAGTGTCAGGTACAGATAAGATTGGTGACGTTAACCTAGAAACTGTATCAAAAGACATTCAGTCTATCTTTACAGACATTGTGTTTGATATTGATCTTGAAACACTTAACGCTGTAGTAATACGACAGAAGACACAGTTCCGTTACTTCTTTGGTGCAGCAGACTCACAAGGTATTATCGGTGGCTTCAGACAAACACCTAACGGTTTGCAGTTTGAGTATAGCCAGATGCTAGGTATCACAGCTACTTGTGCTGACAGTGGCTACATAGGACAGAATGAGTTTGTGATTCACGGTGACAGTACAGGTAAAGTACATCGTCAAGAACGTGGTAATGACTTTGATGGTGAAGACATCTTTAGTTTGTTCCAGACACCATTCTTCCATATGCAAGACCCAGAGCAACGTAAAGTGTTTTATACTGTAGCTACATACTTACGTTCTGAAGGTGATAACGAAATTGTTATGTCTGCTTTGTATGACTATGAAGATGTTGACACATTAAGTCCTACAAACTTTACACTAACAACTACAGGTGCTGCAGCTTACTATAACGAAGCTTTGTATAACAGCACCGCAATCTTTGATGGTAACCCAGCACCAGTTAAACGGACTAACATATCAGGTTCAGGTAAGTCAGCATCATTTAAATTCGTAACTAATGATTCCAATGCATCACACAGTATTCAAGGTCTAGTGGTTACATTCGGAGTAGGAGACAGGTTATAATATGGCAGGTTATACAAGACAGTCGGTAGCTGACATTATCGCAAATGCGGTTATTAAAGCTGCCCCAGTAAACGCTGAGTTTAACGCAATACGTGATGCCTTTGCTTTGTCAGGTGGTCACAGACACGATGGTAACTCTAGTGAAGGTGCTTATGTACCACTGATTGCTGACACAGATGCATTAAACAAAGTTGTTATTGATACAGCAAATGACAGGATTAGTTTCTACACTCAGGTAGGAGTTACAGCTACAGAACAACTACGTATCCAAGACGGTGCTATTGTTCCTGTAACAAACAATGATGTTGACCTTGGTACATCAGGGGTGAAGTTTAAAGACCTATACGTTGATGGTGTAGGCTACATTGATGACATTACTGTAACAGGTACATCCACAACCACCTTGCCCAAAAGTTCTATAGCAAGATGACTGACAATAAGCGGAACCACCATATCTGTTTCTGCAAACATTCTGACATATCTGCCAATAAGCACCACCACTACTACCACTGGCGCTGCCTACTTGGCGAGTTTGTTGTGTAGTATATGTGTAAGTTCCGTTTCCACCATAACCACCAGTGCCACCACGGCCTCCGCCGCCGCCACCACCATAGACAGATGCACTACCAGTAGTATAAACAACTACGGATCCATTTCCACCAGTGTTGATAGAAAGTGCGATACCACCACCGCCACCCTGAGGAACACCACCAGATCCATAGATTCCACCAGCAACCTCAACTCTTAGGTTATGTGCTGCTTTTTGACTAGCAGGAGAACCTAAAGTAGCAGCAGGATTACCATTAGTCGATCCACAAATACCCTGAAGAAATAGTTTCTTCTTGATAGATTTACCAAGATTGCCATTCCATCCACTTGCAGTATCATCACCAATGTCTAAGTTTAAATCAGTATCAGCCGAATCTTGTGTAAGATCGTAGTATTTGATAGATCCTCTAAACTGAGATGGACGCCAGTTACCAACAGATGTACCAATGTTACTGTTCTCTGTAGCATCGGGGACTACAGGATCAGTAACACTAGTATCAGTAACTCTAAGAAGTTCCGATGCTTTAACTGCACCAGAAGCAGTCTCCTTAAATCTCAGTCTTAACTCACTAAAAGTGATAGGACCAGAGGGAAAGTAAGGGCCTGTTTTAGATGGAGTAAGAGGCATATCAATACAGATTTAGTACAGTAACGCCAATACCTGCAACGGTAAAGATAATTCTTGCGGGCGAAGATGCGTAGTCAACTTGGATAGCATAAGGAGCACCATCTGTACTCCTGAATCCATTTACAGCGGTGACTGTTCCAGCGAATGTACCAATACCAC